TTTCGTATTCGGGATTAACTTCGACAAAACCCTTACTAACGCCATTCAAACTACGGTCTTCACGCCCTAAAAAATCTGAATAGCTATCAAATACTTCTGTTTTATTGTTCATTTAAATCTCCTTATGTTCTAAAGTGGTGGAGTTATTGACATTACTCATTGCTGTATCTCCTGTGGTATCGGGGGTAATTCTTGCCAGTGAGTAACGTAACCATAATATTTATGAAATTGATTACTGGCTTTAACAAAAACATCAAACCTAACGCCTGAACCATTAACATTAACTAACACAGTTTTAGAGATATTCTTAGGCTCCGGCAATCTATCCTCTACACTAATCCACCCACCACTTAGCTCTGCTTTGCATTGTTTAAGCGTATCAACATCAGCCTTATTAAATTCTGGTACTGAGTCCCAAGTAGCCTTAACTACTTTGCTTAGTAACTTATCAATCTTGTCTATTAATCCCACTTTAACTCTCCCTCTTCATAATGTGTGCCTATATAGGTAGTTAATCAGTTCCGTCTCTTGCTAATCTATTAGCTTTCTTTCTCTGATAGTATTCGCTACATTCATTTTCTATCCTATACCATGTTTCCTCGTAGCAATCCCAATCAGACTCGACAACTACACACTCAACAGTGCCTATTTTATTATCATCAAGCACATCTTCAATAGCTTGTAATTGTTCTTCGTTAAGATGCTTTAATTTCAATACGATGTATCTTGTTTCGCGTTTAAATTCACTCATAATCTGCTCCCTATGGTATTGATAAAGCCCTAGGCTTCCAAAAGAAAACTCCTGTAGTTTTTTGGTAGGCCAATATCTTTTTTAATTCCTGACCATCGATACTCATTTATCCTCCTTTTGGGCAAAATAATCAGCGCGAACACTAGCGAAGTCATCAGATTTCATTTTAGCCCTCTCATCAGTTGAGAATATCCCTCCAGCTTTAGGGGACAACCAAAGTGCGTTAAGTTGCTCTTGTGGCATTTCATACATGTATTCGCATGTTTGGAAGAAATCACCCTCTGATAAACTTTCTTTTATTGCTAATACAGCACGGAGATTTTCTTGGTCTCTTAAAACTCCGTTTTGAGCTAAAACCCTTTGCATAGGCAAGTCCGAATGCGACCTTCCATCATCATCCTCATCGGCTGTAGTCAATCCAAAGGCCGCTAGAATCGTGTAGCGCATTAAGTAGGTCATACTTGATCCTATGCCTTGAATTTTATTCTTATTGCCTGAGTCATCGGCAGGGGCGGTCATAGTGGTACGTTCTGAATGCCCTTGTACGTGCGAAACTATGCAAGTGACTGAATACTGAGTTTCAGTAGTGCCGTTTTCAAACCTGTAGGATAAGTCACATTCTCCTAAAGGCTCTTTTAAAGCCCTTTCAATATCTGGTAAGGCGCAAAATTTATAATCTACCTTATTATATTGAACCTTAGACGATTTCTTTAACTCAGGCTTAATACCCTGAAACTTCTGCATAGCCACAAAGAATGCCTTTCTAGCCTCATTCCCCTCATGCCTTTCCTGTAAATCCATTAATTTCCCGATAGTCTCGACACTTGCTGCATTTTGCACAGCATTCTCGATAAGGCTGTAAGGTGTTATTGTTACTAATTCGTTTCCCATATCATTCTCCTAGTTAATTAGCTTAGATGCGTATTCTAGCAAGTAGACTTTAGGGGCAAGCCAGATTTGAATAAAAACTAATATCCAAGAAAAGAAGGCAACTAAGAAACAAAGAGCAGTGATAGAGCCAAAGCCTAAAGTCATACAAATACCAACCTGCATATCCCCAGAAAAGTCATAAGCCCAGTTAGACGCGCCCCTCTCAGAAGGTTTTGCATTTTTAACCATGTAAATAAACTTTATATACACGGCAAAAGCTGCCAAACAGGAAAGAGCTAAGAATAATGATTCCGCCATTTTCCAAACTAAAAGTTGGCGAATAACATCTGGGGTTTGTTCTACAATAAATCCTGTAGCAGTTCCTGTTGCGTCAACTGTCTTGTTAATAATATCTAATAGCGCATTCTGTAGTTCATCATTCATAGTCCTATAACTCCTGCAATTGTCCAATAGAAGATGCTAGTTAAAATTACCATGCTCAGAAGCCCGTAAAACGCCTTTGAGAGCATTGCTTTAGTTTTAGTCCTCATACATTGCTCCTTAAGTTATCCGCCTTTAAACGCCTAAAATCTGCATCATCCTCATCATTTTGACTCATAGTGCCTTTTGGCTCACATTCACAAACCCAATGCGCTACATCATCAACTAGCCACTCGAATATTTTATACAGTTCTCGGTTAACAATATTACACCAAGTTCCTTTTAGGTATGGAACGCCACCTTTTAGAATAGGACTGTTCATTAATCTAACATCTGAGGCAGTAATACCTATCCCATAATCCTCCATAGCTCCTTCCCAATCTTCGCAATTCTCCTTAATCCAATTAGCGAAAGTCTGGTCATTACGGACTTGATCTAATGCCGCCTCGTAACTATGGCACTTTTCATAAACTACAGCTAAATGTTCGCAGAGGAAATCTATGGCTTGTTGCTTATAAAAGCTTTTGAAATCTCTAGTTCTCATCCTCAACCTCCATTACCTTTAATAACATAGGAGCTTTACTTCTGTTTCTGAATGCTTTGGCGTTCTGCCTAGTAGCAAAACGAAGAGAGCATTTATGAGGGTTCTTTTCGCTCTTTGAGCCTTTCCTAGCAACGATATAGTGCTTCATGCTTCCAACTCTTTTTCCATATCAAGCTCGATTAAATCATCATGCTCGGCTTGCTTTTTCTCGCATAGTGACTTTATTAAATCGCCTCTTTGCTCGTAGCTTAGTTTCTCTTCTGTGTAATCTTCCATTTTATATCTCCTTAATGTGATATTTGGTACTTGCATAGTCCTGCTCCTTAATTCGTGTTTTTCTTAACTTCTAACCACGATGATACGCTTATTGAAATCTATTGCAACCACTTTGAGTGTTTTATTTAAAATACTTTATATTAGCCTTATTAAAGAAAGCATTGTACTTAGCACGCTAATTGTGTTTATAATAGCGGCATGAAATTAAAAGACTATATTACTACCGTTGGTGAAGACCTTGCTAGTGAGTTGTTTAACACTAAGCAGCGTACTATTAAATCTTGGAGATTGGGCGAAAGAGTGCCTAATCGAACTAAGGCTAAATTAATTGAGCGTGCAACCAAAGGAAAAGTTACCTTTATTGAATGCTATGAGGATGTGTAATGGAATTTGACATGATCTTACCTGATATACACGAGATTATAGATGAGGCGGCTGGCTACGATTACGGCAACTTTGCGGGTCTTAACTATCAACAGATTGACGAGGTATCTACCAATTTTGCTTTAGCCTTTCACAATCTTGGAGGGTTAGCTCAAAGAATTGAGCAAGCTAAAATTAAAGCATTTAGAAACGAGAGTGCTGAATAAGTGCATTACTACAAGAAACAAATAGGTCAATATAACAATAAGGCGGCTAGGCTTTCTATCCTCCAGCATGGCGTTTATAACCTATTAATTGATTGTTGTTATGACCGAGAGAGATTCCCAACTAGAAAAGACGCTATTGAGTGGCTTTGGGTTTCAACTCCTGAAGAAGAACAAGCATTAGATTTTGTCTTAAATAAGTTCTTTATTAAGAATAAAAAAGGTGAATTTGTACAAGATCGGATAGCAGAAGAGTTGGAGAAATACCGTGCTAGGTGCATCACTAACAAGACGAATCGTAACCTAAACTTGACGAATGGTCACGAATCGTTAGAAATAGTTGACGAAACGACCACTTCTCAAACGCAATTAAGAATTAAGAATAAAGAATTACCAATTAAGAATAAAGAACTACTAATTAGGTTTGAATTTTTGTGGGAAACATTTGATGCAGAATATGGAAGTAAGGGCAACAAGAAAAACGCTGAAAGAGAATTTAAAAAGATTAAACCTAGTAGTGATTTATTTGATTTAATTATGATAGGGCTTGATGCCCAAATTGTAGCAAAAAAGAAACTTGTATTAAGTGGTGAATTTGTAAGTAACTTTAAACACGTTGAACGCTGGATTAAAACAAGGGGATGGGAAGATGAACCCGATAGATGCACATCAAATAGCCAAGTCAATAAACTTTCAAAGTCCGACAAGTCAGACAAGGCAATGCGAGAATACCTCAGAGAGGAAGGTATCAATGGCGAAAGCATGGAGAACTCTACAGGGTTGGAAATTGGTACAGGGTGAAGTTGGCTCTACTGAATTCAAATTATGGGATGTTGGTTTACAGGATTTACCGATATTGCAAATTGAGCAGGGTGTTATCAAGGCCAAAGATTATACTGGTTGGTTTGGATTGCCAGCATTTAGGGAATTATGCCAGATCACAGCCGAGGACTTAGGACTTCCTGATGTATTGTTAGCATACCGAGAAGCCGCACAAGCTAAAACGCCTGTAGAGAATAACAAGTTTAGTCATCCGATTGTGTACCATGCTGGAAGGTTAACGGGCTGGTTTGAACTGCGCCAGTTTTCAGAGCATAAAATATTACCAGTATTCAAGTTAAGATATGCTGAATTGGTAGATAAGATTTTAAGAGGCGAATCTATAGCCGAGCCTAAACAGGTATTATTGGCTTCAAGTTCGCAAGTTCCACTAAGCAAGATTGAGAATAAGATTCAACTAAAGAAAATTAGAGAGGAGTTGGGATTATGAGCAATTGGAGAAAGAATGTAAAAACCAAACTAGCTGATTACGGGCATAAGTTTAAGTGCGCATATTGTGAAGATGAGCTGGATATTAACGAGGTAACTTTTGACCATATAATTCCAAGAGCTAAAGGCGGTTCGTGCAACATAGGGAATCTTGCTGTTAGCTGTAAATCTTGCAATTGGGACAAAGGAATTACCAGCCCTGATATATACATGGAAGATAATAACCTTTCTTATATCCCAACTCTTCAAGAATTGCGCGAGGGAGCTTATAGGGATAAATTACTGAAGGAGACAGGGCTATGAACGCCCGTAGCAATCCAGGTAACTCAAGATTCCACCCTAGCGAGTTTTCAGAAAAGGCTTATGGTGTAACGGCTAAGTCTGTGAAGGTTGCAAGGGATTGTAAACGCAGCCAAGAATTATTGATTATGAAGCGGATAGACGCAAGACCGAGTAAATTAGTCAGGATTATAAATTATATTAAGGGGGCGTTATGATAACCTCAGTAGGCGAAACAGTAGGCACTAGACCTTGGCTGATATTGAAACATCTCAAGGGTGAAATGAATAGAAATGAGATAGCCGAGGCGATAGGCGCGGATGTTAGGTTTATAGCAAGCTGCTTAGATAAGTTAAATCAAGGCGGGAAATTAGACCGCAGAGTTTACGAAGGTCTATTATATTTCAGGCAGAAGGGCGCACCACTTACCGACTTAGCGGCAAGGATTGACTCAGGAATTAAGGAATGGAAATGCTCAGGATGTTTAACTAATGATTACCCAAGGTCGGCTAGGCGAACAATATGCACTGAATGCCGCAGGGTTGAGAATCGAGCTAGAAGAGATAACGAGCAATCGGGTACAGATACTAAATTCAGTAACGTATGGCTGAGAAAGGCAATAGCAAATTTACCATGAGCTACATATATTTCATTTTAATAATGCTAGGAGTAATGACTTTGCTGTTAGCTGGGACATTGATTATAAATTATTTAAATAAGAGGAGATAGAAGATGGCTAGTATCGGAGTATCACTAAAGATAAATGTTTCAAAGATTGATAAGGCTAGATTGTTCGAGGGGAAAAAAGGTAAATATCTGGACTGCACAGCCTTTATTGATTTGGATGCTTTCTCAGAATATGGAGATAGCGGCATGATAACTCAAGATGTAACTAAGGAGGAGAAAGAGGCTGGAACTAAGGGCGCGATACTAGGCAGCTCTAAGATATTTTGGAGCGATAGATGGCAGCAACCGAGTCACGCTGCGCCACCTAGTAAAGCTCCTCCTGGTGATGATGACCTTAACTTTGACGATGATATACCTTTTTAATGATTGACTTAATTCAAGGCGATTGCATGGCTGTGATGGCGCGATATCCAGATAATCATTTCGACCTAGCCTGCGTTGATCCGCCTTACGGGATAGGGATTAGCTCTAATCCTGTTAGACAGCTTCACGCTAAAAAAGAATGGGATAGCGAAACACCTAAAGCTATATATTTTGAACAGCTTAAAAGGGTTTCAAAAAATCAGATTATTTGGGGAGGTAATTATTTCTTGGATTTTCTTGGGGCAACTCAAGGGTTTGTTATATGGAATAAAATGCAACCCGAAGACTTTAGCCTAGCAATGGTGGAGATGGCATGGAGCAGCATACAATCACCCGCTAAGATGTTCACTAGAAGCGTATTAGCAGAAAGAGGGAAAATACACCCAACCCAAAAACCAGTAAAGCTATACGAATGGCTATTAAAGAACTACGCAAAAGAGGGAGATAGGATTCTTGATACTCACTTAGGTTCTGGTTCAAGCGCGATAGCTGCTCATTATGGAGGCTTTGATTTTGTTGGGATTGAGCTAGACGAAGATTATTACAATGCAGCAAAGAATAGATTTGATATGGAAACGAGACAGCAGGCAATGGATTTATGATCGACTATCACCTAGACATAACCAGCCCTGAATCCTTGAAAGCAGCCCAAGAATATCTAGCTACTGTATTTGAGGGTAAGGGTAGTTATGAGGTTCACTTAATGGGCGAAGTTGATAAGCGCAGGACTAACTTGCAGAATCGCGCACTCCACAAGTGGTGCGAGATGTGCTCAGAGGTTTTAAACGAGGCGGGATTGAACCAGTATGTATTTTTTGAGATACTAAATAAGCATGGCTTAGAATTAGATTGGAATAAGTCAACATTTAAGGAGGAGGTATTTAAGCGAACTCAGAAAGCAATGACTCAAAAAGAATCAACAAAAGAGGCTAACACTAAGGATTATTCAGGAGTATATAATTCTTTATGTCGGTTTTTCGCAAGCCATGATGTGGTCTTACCACCTTGGCCTGACCGATTTAATCAAGAATAAGGGAATAAATTATGGCTAACAATCTATGGGAAAAAGCTGGTGACCAGAAACTTAAGGAATTTTGCGAAGGTCTACAGGCTCAGAAGCTAGATAGAATAGTTAGGTGCAAGGGCTTTGTCCAAGCGGATAGAGATGCGGGTATAAGTTCGGGCAAGCACTCTAAATGCCTAACCAGTGTTTTAGCTAAAGCTGCGAGGGCTGGTTATACACCTTACTTTGACGCTACTAGGTTTGTAGACCCAGGACAAGAAGTTATAGGGAAATCCACTTACACCCTAGACGATGAAGGGAATAGAGTCTGGATTAAAACCAAGAAAGAAAAGACCATAGAGAAAGAAAGGTTATTAGATGTTGTTAACGGCTTAAGGGAAGAAATACCAAAATTTACCCCTAAGAAGAAAGTTAAGGGTAAAAAGCGCGATGATGTACTCCCAACTATTGTGATTGGAGACGCCCATATTGGGATGAGAGCTTTTGGCAAAGAGACAAAACATGCTGACTTCGATACAGATATTGCAACAGCGCAGATTAGAGACGCTATTGATTATCTAGTTGATAGGGCAGAGCCTTCCGTAAATGGCTTGCTTGTTGATGTTGGAGATTACACTCATAGCAACGGGCATAATGATACTACGGCTGCGGGAACTCCTTTGGATGTAGACACCCGATTCAGATCAACTCTTTACCAAGCGGCTATGACTATGAGATATTCAATTGACCGAATGCTTGAGAAGGTTGATAACTTATATGTGATTATAGCTAGGGGAAATCATAATGATGATGTTGCACCCGCTATAGAACTAATGCTTAGTTTTTGCTATGAAAACGATCCTAGAGTTAACATTCAGGAGACTAATGGCAATTACCACTACTTTGAATATGGTAAATGCTTGCTAGGTGTTACTCATGGAGATAAGCAGAATGCAGAAAGATTAGCTGGAAGCATGGCGAGAGATATGGCACAGGCATGGGGGAGAACAACTTTTAGATTATTTATGACCGGACATTATCACAAAGAAGCCGTTAAAACTCTAGCGGGGATGAAGCACAAAGTATTTGCAGCTCTACCTCCACCTGATGCTTGGCATGCTTCTCACGGATTTTCAGGAGATGGAGAAATGGAAATGATGACCTTTAGAAAGTCTGGTGGTGTTCATAGTTCGCACGTTTACAATATACCTAGACCGATTATCGAGCCAGATGTAAGAATTAAATGATTAGAAAATGCGAGATATGCCGAGCCGAGTATGAGCATGAGCTAAAAGAGATTACATATTGTCGTGACCCCAAGTGTAAATTGAAGCATGTTCAGAATATAATGAAGGTAATGGAAAGAAAGCAGTATCACATACATAAAATAAGGATGCGTGGTAATGGCAAAAAAGCTTAAGTCATTAGCCAAAGTAGTCGATGAGGTAGCTGTACTGCTTCAAAAGTTAGTCAGGCTTAAGGCGGCTGATGAAAATGGCATGGTTAAATGCTCAACTTGCCATAAGGTAAAACACTGGAAAGATATGCAAGGCGGCCACTTTATCAGTAGAAAGTATACAGCCGCAAAAATAAGAGAGGAGAACATAAATCCACAATGCCGAGGGTGCAACCTGTTCGGAATGAAGCACGATTCAACAGTGGTTTTAGATTATCAAGATTACATGATTAATATGTATGGTATCGAAACTGTTGAGGAGATGAGAGCTTTAAAGCACGTTCCAACTAAGCACAATAGACTTGATCTTGAGGACAAAAAGAAAGAATACAAAAAACTAATAGCAGAAATGGAGAGGGAATTATGACAGTTAAGACATTGAAGACTTTTTACATTGAGGAAGAAACAGAAGATGGGGATTTTATCAAGCTAGACATTCATAGTGATAATTTCTGCACACTAACAAGCTGCTTAGGCGGAATTGAGGAGGATATGTTACTAACTGATGTTAACTTATATAATATAGTTTCCAGACTTGCCATGTATAGGAAACTAGACTAAGGAGATAATTATGAGTGATGACAATGTAACAGACTTCCCAAACATAGAGAGAATCAAGGCCGAAAGCTTGACAGAGGTTATTTTAGCTATAGCTGATGCGATGGTTGAAAATGCCGAGAACCAGCAAGATGCTTTAATTGATGTGTTTGGGCAGATAGAGGTGGCTAAAGCGGTTATAACCAGAAACTTAGGCGAAGAGTAAGGAGAGATCTATGAAATTTCACATTGATGAAGTATGGGAGCTGGTCAAGGTCGGATATGAGGAAAAGACAATATCATTGAGCTACCAAACGCATGACCCGTATGAAAGCACTAAGTCGAGCAGGGGTTTAGCTAAGGATGGCTGGGTATTAGCAAAGCGAGAGATAACTAGGCTGGGAGAGAAGGGATGACATTACAAGTAGCATATTTAATATTTTGTTTCGGATGGTTCTTTGTGATTCTCCCTATGCTTGGAGAGTCAAATTACAAGGCAACCAGTGGAGGCTCATGTAGTTATTGGAACGCCTTTATAACGGGGGCTAAGATTTTCTTTATTCTGTCTGGAATCATTTTAGGGATAGCTTTTTTCGTTTTAGCTATTACTGAAATTCTAGCTAGTTTTTTCCAAGGCATATTATGAGCAGAAGAATAACCGACCTTATAGAGATTTACATAGAAGAGAAACTTTCGTTAGCGGAGGATGCTGGCTGGAGAGTGTTTAGCTTTTCAACGGATCAAGTTAAATCAGGTGTAGCAGTAAACTTTATAGTTGAACGATTAAGAAGCGAGGGTAAATAGATGAGTAAAGATATAATAGTAATTTATCATGGTAATTGTGCTGATGGGTTTGGTGCTGCATGGTCTGTTCGTCATGCCATTGGAGAGGATGGTGTTGAGTATTATCCTGGTGTATATCAGCATCAGCCGCCTGATGTGAAAGGTAAGAGGGTTATATTTGTCGATTTCAGCTACAAAAAAGCTGTCATTGAGAAGATGGCAGAAACTGCTAAGTCAATATTAATCATCGACCATCATGCCAGTGCTCAGGAAGATTTAGTTGGTTTTACTGACCATAAAGACCAGCAAGGTGGGTGGCTACCATCAGCAGGCGTTTGGGTTCTTTTTGATATGAAAAAATCAGGAGCCATGCTTGCTTGGGAATACTTCAATCCTGGTGAAGAGCCGCCAGCATTAATTAAGCATATCCAAGACCGGGACTTGTGGAAGTTTGAATTGACTGGTACTGAGTATATTCAAGCTGCGCTGTTTTCATATCCTTATGACTTCAATGTTTGGGATGATTTAATGCTTTCACCTGTTGATTCTCTGTATGAAGAGGGCGGGGCTATTACACGCAAACACCACAAAGATATTGCTGAACTGCTTGCTGTGTGCAAGCGCACCATGAATATCGGTGGTCATACTGTACCGGTAGCATCGTTACCTTACACAATGGGTTCTGATGCAGGGCATATCATGGCGCAGGGCCAGCCATTCTCAGCCTGCTATTGGGACACTGCTGAAACTAGAATTTTCGGGCTGCGCTCAACTAAAGGTGTTGGCATGAATGTAAAAGATATAGCGTTGCAGTATGGTGGTGGTGGACATGAGAATGCAGCGGGGTTCTCAGTGCCGCGCACTCACGACTTGGCTAAATCATAAAGGAGAAGAAAAATGGTAATTTCATACTTCATGTTTGGAGATACTAGAGGGAATGAGGTATGAGCAGAAGAATAACCGACCTAATAGAGATTTACATAGAGGAAAAGCTCTCACTATCTGAGGATGCTGGCTGGGGTGGTGAATCGGTAGCTTCTAAACTTATAACTTACTTGGGAGATATACCTAAATCCACTGGATTAGATCAATCTAACATGGCAATGATTAACGCTATGAACCTAATGAAAGACCAGCACCCTGACTATAAGAAGATAGCTCACGCTATGCAGGAGATAAATATTAACCAGTATACGGCTATAATTGCTAAACACGCTCTGGTTCACATTAACGAGGAGACTGGTAAGGCTTACACTGACGCAGATAGAGCCTATTTAGTAGGGCAAAACGTGAATACTATGAAAGATAACTACAGAAGAGGACTTAAAGCTGTTGAGGAACAAGTTAAAAGAATTGAGAGGTATGAGGCCATAGGGTGAAAATAATTCTGTGTCAGTGTAGAAATAGGTGTACAAAGCGCATCATTCTGTGTTAATATTTTGATATAATAACATTTTTCCCCGCGCAGCGATAGCTACGCATACGATTTAGCCTCTTAATTGGGGCTTTTTTATACCTAAATTACCCACTTTTAGCCTATCGGCTGAACCCAACGCTGCCCTTCTCAGGTTTCCTCTCCTTAACCATTTAATGGGAAGGTGCAGCACTCATTTATAGGAATAGAACATGGAAGCACTAATAAACAGAGTCGAGGGAATGTTAAAGACTCATCCTAATGTATTAATATTCATTTTAGCTATTGCTATTGCTGGCATGACATTTAATTATAACGTCTTTGCTCAGTCGGTAGATGTTGAGAAGAGATTCCAAGAGGTCGGCCAAACCATCACAGCACTTGAATCTAAGATGGACGGGCATATAAATCAATACAGCATAGGTAATTTAATATCGAGGATAGCCGACCAAGAAAGCGAGATATTCTCATTGGAGAGATTAGAATCAAATGGCGCAGCAACGGACAGAGACTTAGGCAGACTAAGCATGTTGATTTCAGAGAAGGCACAAAACGAGAGGGAGCTAGATAGACTACTAGCGCAATAGATGAGCAGACAAGCACTTATAGACAGCTTAATACAACATGAGGGAGTTAGCGTATTACCTTATGAAGATACAGAAGGGCATTGGACAATAGGGATAGGCCATAAATTAGAGGGCATCCCGTTATCACCAGCAGCTATTCAGATGATACTAGTTGATGACATAGCATGGACAGAAAAGAATTTACACGCTGTTATCCCTTACTGGCATGAAGGGCTAACCGACACTAGACAGAATGTTATCTTAGAGATGTCATTTAACTTAGGCGCAACAGGCGTTAAGAAGTTCAAGAAGATGTGGGCAGCTATTAAGGATGAGAATTTTACAGCCGCAGCCTTTGAGATGATGGACTCCAAATGGTCCAATCAAGTAGGACAAAGAGCAGAGACATTAGCTAGGCAAATGAGAGAGGGATAATGA